AAAGAAGGAAATATAATAAGTTTTAAAGTTTTTATAAACTCTAAAGGTTTACTTATGACAGAGTATTCTAAGGTAGAAGCTAAAGATCTTTCTAAGATTTTTAATTCTGAAGACTTGTCTTATCTTACAAAGATACTAAGTAAAGTAGACTTCCAGTTTAAAAATCTACATAGAGAACTAGAGCAGGAGTTAGAAGCTTTAAAATAAAGCTACACTAATAAATTAATAGTCCTTGAACTATTGCTTACATTGTGAGTACTTACAGTACCATTAGCATATTGGTAAAAGACAGTCCTATAAATAGTAGTATCTATAGTGGCTGTCTTATCACCGTTATTGTTATTAACTTCCTGTTTAGTCTGTGTATTAACATAACTGTTTAATAACACACTAGAAGATGAAACTGCCGGGGCTACTAAGGCTACCATTTTTCTTTGTTAGCCCAGTAAGCTGCACTCATTTTTCCCTTCTTAATATTCTTACCATGACGGGCTTTAAAGCTTTTACGTTTTGCTTTCATCCTGTCACTTTCCCCAGCTTTAGGTTTGCCAGCAGTTGCAGCTCCCTGCTCCCCGAACCGGATCGTCTTGATCTTGTCTCCTTCCTTCGCCACAACAACATGTGATTTCTTCGGGTGCTTCGGTGTCCTCTTCGGCTTGTTGTACCCGCTCACACCTGCACGTTCTAGGCGTGGATCTTTTTTTTTAGATTTTCCACCCTTCTTATACTCTTCTCTATCCATCATGTACGAGCACTCCTAGTTTTTTTAGCAATCTTTTTGGGTTGTTTGCTGTGCTGCTTTCCTTTCTTTGTATCTTCTCTTTTCTTTTTAGTAGTAGCTGCATATTCTTTATCTGTTAAAGACTTAATAGCTTTCTCAGGCAAGTAACGCTCCCCTGTTTCACTAGACTTTTTACCAGACTTAGTGCGCCATTTTTGTTTTGACCAAGCCTTTAAAGACTTCTGAGATTTTTTAAGTGCCATTACTTGTCACGCCCTTTGGTTTGTTCTATTAGTTTTTCAATAGCTTTGCGTTGTTCCTCAATTGTTTCTGCTTGATCTTTAATTCTTTTTTCTTGAAACCTAGATTGATGTTCTTGTACCATTATGTATACCCACCACCTGCTGCTTTGTAAGCTTTAGCAAGCATCTGAGCCTTACGAGCAGACCACTGGCCTGCCTTACCGCCCTTAGTCCCAGCTTTTATACGGCTAAACTGACGCTTACGCATAGCTGGTTTTGTGTAATTACCTGCTTCATTTACTTTAGACTTAGCTTTCTTTTTAACTGCCATATATCACCTATTCATTAACATGTAAACAATACCACCCACTACTGCTGGCACTAATGCTAGACATAACAAAACTATCATTGCT